GATTTTAGGGCCTAATCAATTGAGTGCCAATCGCTTATGTTGTAAACAATAAAAAATTCATTGTTTACAAATCGTTTTACTATGGAAAAAACTGAGAAATTGGGGCTGCCCCCAACTGGAAAACTTGGAGTGATCCGGCGATGGCTTGGAATCTACTCAAAAAAGGAGCGGGAGGTACTGGACTACGCCCGCAAATTGAAAACGACCACCATGCAAATAGCACGGGGTCGACTGACTCTGCTGTCCCGTCCGGACTGGATGCGGTATGAGGACTGGCGTGAAGTCCGCAGATTACAAACAAAAATAGAACGTAGAAGATGATTGCAATTTATCTGTTGGCCATTATCGGCCTATTTGCGATTTTCGGCGGGATCCGCCAATGGTGGATCAGTCCCAAACGGAAATTGAACCGAGCCATCAAGCAGATGGATAGAGCGGAGAGACGGATTCAAAAGCTTAAAAAGTAGAGTCGGCATACCCGTAAAGACCGTATGTCGCTCACATACACGCGCGTACGCGGGGGTTAAATCCGGTTCGCCCCCTATTTGTGATTCTTAAAACCAAATTAAAACATGAAAGCAAAACACTTTAAGCAGCTCGGGAAAAACTGGGCTTTGTACTCGGAAGTCAATACCAAGTATTGTAGCTGGACACCATCCGTCGCAACGGTACACGAAGGCATGATTTGGCCGAACGGCATTTTGGTCAAGTTCCTGTGGTTCGGCGTGACCATCGTTCGCGTATAGATTAAAGATCCCTGGGGCCAAACGCTCCGGGGATTGTTGTGTAGAGATAGATTTTTAATTTGGGTAAAGTTCGATTACATTTGTGGTATGGCACGAAGCACATATAAAATGAGTCCGCTCACCTATATGGAAGAGGGGCAGAAAAGACGAGAAGCCGGAGATTTTGTAAAGCCCACCGATGCGGAGGAGCTTCATTTTGCGTTCATTGAATATTGCAAATTCATGAGTGATAACTATTTCTCCCATGTTCACGTGAATAAGAACGGCGACGACTGCAGCATCTACATTTCCCGCCCGATGACCATCGAGTCATTCAGGCTGTTCGCTGGACTTAATCCTGTTGAGTATGGGGAACTCACGGGTGACCCGGTAGCAGCTGCAATTGGCGGCACCATCGAGGACGCCATCAATTCCCAGCAAATCGAGGGGGCACTGGTTGGCAAGTACGCTGCCAGCCTCATCCAGGTGCTTCAGGGACGCAAGACAAATGTCAACCTGACGGGGGGCATCACTCTCGAGCAGATAACAGGAATGGAGGTAAAATAAGATGGGGCGCCGACTTCAATTTGACACCAGAGGCAACGAGAAGCAGAAGGAAGTGGCTCGGTTATGGCTTGATGACTCAGTCACTGATATTCTGTATGCCGGCACGAAGGGTGCGGGCAAATCGTACCTCGGGTGTTCTTTGATAGCCGGCGATGCCCTCACCTACCCGGAGACATTTTATTTTATTGCACGTAAGACGGCTGCTGACTTAGTCCGATACACCATCCCCTCTATCTACGAGGTGTTCGCCCATTGGGATATCACGGAGGGCTACTACCACTTCAATGGGCAATACAACTTCTTCGAGTTGTACAACAAAAGCCGCATCTACCTCATCGATGCCAAGTACAACCCCAGCGATCCCATGTATGAGAGATTTGGATCCATGCAGATGACTCGGGGATGGATCGAGGAGGGCGGAGAGTTTACCCGCGAGGCGAAGACCAACCTCCAGGCTTCCATCGGGCGTTGGAAAAACGACGTCTACAAGTTGGCCCCCAAGCTCCTTATAACCTGCAACCCGTCCAACAATTTCCTCTATACGGACTACTACAAACCATGGAAGGAAAACAAGCTGCCTCCTTGGCGTCGGTTCGTCAAAGCTCTGCCCCAGGACAACAAGACTCTCCCGGACAGATACATTGAAGGTCTTCTCCAGAACCTGACCCAGTCGCAGATCGAGCGACTGGTATTTGGTAACTGGGAGTATGACGACGACCCGAATTGGCTGGTCGATTATGATGCAGTGTGCGACATGTTCAGCAATGAGTTCATACTCCCGACGGGCAATAGGTTCATCAGCACTGACCTTGCCGGGAAAGGACGAGACAGTTGGGTGGTTGGAACCTGGGACGGCATGGTCTGTCGGATCCCCATCGCCAAAGGCTTCTCGGAAGGCAAGGAGATGGAGGAGAAGATCGCCAAATTGGCCACCGGTCTGAAAGTCCCCAGATCCAGCATCGTCTCAGACGCTGATGGACTTGGATTCTACTTGGAGAGCTATCTTAAAGGCATCCGGGAGTTTCACGGAGGACAATCAGCAATTGACTCCAAGACGTACAACAACATCAAGTCGGAGTGCGCATTCAAGTTGGCGGAGCTCGTCAACAAGCGCCAGATCCACATCATCTGCTCCCCTGAAGTTCAGGAGAAGATCAAGCAGGAGATGACAGTCCTCAAGTCTAAGAACACGAACTCCGCTGAGCAGAAGCGAGAGCTCATTTCCAAGGACACCATGAAGCAGCTCCTCGGCAGATCCCCGGACTTCCTGGACATGCTCATCATGCGAATGATATTTGAGATAAAGCCAAAGGCGGCTGGCATGAAGTCCGCCAAAATCATAATCCCAGCAAAACGATGATACTGGACATTATAACTATTATCCGCGACATGGTCAAGAGGGTCAACCCTCTGGCCGTCTTTGAGTGTGACCAGGCTCGGATGCTGAACGTCAAAGTGGACACGATGGAGAGGTTTGTTACAGACTCTGACGGCAATCGGACATCGTCCGACTTCGTCTATGTTGAGGAACCCACCACCGGCTACTATGATATTCCTTACAGAGGGCACCAGAAGCAAAGGACTCTTATGCAGATATACTTCTGCAAATTCGAACCAATGGCCAACGATGCCTACAAGGGGGACACGAAGTTCAGCCAAAACTCACCCACCGTCGGACGACTGGAGTTGAAGACCCAAATCGAGGAGCAGATGATTCGGCCATTCCTGTATCTCTTGAAGACTTCGGAGTTAGGTTTCAGACATCCCGAAATGCTCAATACCGTTAGGATTCTGTACCCATCTGCCAGATTCGATGCCAACGAGGTCAGCGTAGGACTGGAGCTAACTGTAACGCAAGAATGGTGTCTTGATGCGTATAAGCCTATTCCTCCTGAACCCAAGCCCGTCAGACTGGTGGACATCATCCACGAAGGATTTAATATGCGGGGAATTACGATAACCTTTGAAAATACTGAATCAAAACCCGTTGACAAGTCTGTAGGCACCGAATCTATAATCACTAACACTGTTCCAGTTAACCTGATCATGGCATTTTACTCATTTGGGGCTATATCGTGTGGAAGACCTACAGTCACAGCATATTCGGGGGGAGAATGGAAACTCAAAGAGTACACATTCCCGGACACCGAAGACTTAATTGTAACTAAAATCAATGTGAAGCCCGAGGGGGAATTCCCCAACGTTTGGACTCTCAGAGACGTTTATACAATGGTATGATACAGCGAATCGACATACAAGGCGGTCAGATGACATTCGGCCAACGCATAGAGCTTGGCCGGATCATCACTGAAAAGGAGCTGACCGACATCGACAAGATGAAGGAGGGAATGCAATGTCTTGGGGTCAAATGGAATCTGAGGAACACCTCAGAAATTGTCGAGTACTGGTACGAGGTTCTCACGGGCATTAAGTACTGGATCGAACGAGAACAGACGGAACTCAAGTACGAGCCCAGTGCTGAGGAGAAGGCAGCCGGCATTGCCCAACTCTCTTTGGCGGTTGGCGAGATGGCCACCATCACTGCACTGGCCAAGGACTACTCAAAAGATCCGGATGAGATCCTGGAGTGGAAATATGGGAAGGTGTACAACCTCCTTTTCACCAACTTGCAGAGCCACCTCTTCCGGGAGCGACTGAACAAGGAACTGGAGCGTAAGGCTCAACAGAAAGCCAAACCCAGAAACAAATGGCGGTAGAACTGGAGCAGGTATTGGCTGAGGGACTCACCCAGATGAGGGGTGAGATTATCCGGGCATCACAGGACGCCGGGCAGGAAGCTTCGGGCAGAACCTATGCTCAGATAACAGTACAGACAGGACGAGAAGGTGGAACAGTTTGGGGAACGATCGAAGCTCCGAACTACTTCTACACTCTCATCCGGGGGCGAGGCCCTGGCAAGATCCCCGCCAATCTGGGGCAGATAATCATGGAGTGGGCAAAGATCAAAGGCATCACATTCTCAGACCCAAAGGATCTGGTTCGATTCGGAAATGCCACTGCATGGAAGATAAAGCGGGAGGGCTCAGAGCTTTACCGCAATCACATTTACGTTGACTTGGTAGACACTCCTGCGGACAACTTCGAGGAGTACCTGTCTCAGCATTTGGACAAGATGATGAAGGTCCTCATCGAGGAGTCATTCACCCCTGACAACAATATGGATCACGGATATATAATATAATATGGCAATCACAAATCAACCGGCTGACAACTCCCTGTTCTCGGCATATTCGCAAATACCAGTTGAGACCGACAACTTAACATCCGGACTTGAGATCAAGACCCAGAACTTCAATGAGGACAACATGATCTCGCTTAACATCATTGACAACAAGCAAACCGAGGTGTTGGACAACAGTGGAGGTAGTAGTAGCGACTATTTTGTGAAGTTTCCTATCCGTAGAAAGGCGGTACCCGGGGAATGGTATGCTTTTAGGGTTTTTCACGGGGCTGGAGTGGGTGCCACTTCACTCACCGTTGCTTTGTTCCAAGCAACCAATTCGGATGCTCCTACCACTGTGATTGCTAAAACAAATATACCAATTGGTGCCAACATGACGTGGAAGGTTCAGGTACCGACCAGTGTTACAGTAAGAGACCCCCGCGTTTTACTTGTCATTTTTGCAGGTATTGAAGGAGCAACAGCTGGAGTGAAGGTCACACTGGCCGACATGTCTTTGACATACGGCCAAAACTTCATCACCTATAGTCCCAGTCCAGTTAAAGCAGCGAACTCACTAACTGAAAGCATCGACATCTACAGAGACTCGGGATTCGGGACGACGAAGAAATACGACCTCAGTTTCTTGGCTAAAGCTGGATTCCGGGATCTTAACAGGACATACCCGTATGTTAACTCGCGCATAGGTTTTGGCATTGACTACAACCTCATATCAGCATACGCATACAGAGGCATCGGCGAACAAAACTTCAATGTCCGGTATGCCTCCCGAGGAGTACAGCCCCGAGGCTACAGCGTTGACTTCTCCGAAAGGCCCATAGGATTTGTGTTGACAGACCGGGTTCCTGACGGGGACGGACAACTATATGTTAAGAAGTATTTTGGATACCCTAACTTCCTAACCCTGTTTGCTAAGGGGTCGGTATCAGTAAACATGCAATCAGCCATGGAAGTGAATGTTATGTATACGGGGACTACAGTTTTCGAGAAAATGGAGATATCCCCCCGAGTCGGCATTCCGTTTGTCCTTGAGTTCGACGAAGAATTGACAGATGGTGCTGACTACGTTATTGTCAGAAATCGCAATTTGCCCTTGAACTCCGACAAATGGCATATACGTTACGTCGATACAGAGGTACCTTGCAACCCATTCTATGTTCGCTGGATAAACCGAAAAGGCGGATGGGACACGTACATGTTTGAGCAACACAAGAAGTATACGCAGGAGGTTGACCGGGGAGACCAATACATGTTGGCTAATTCCCGGGATCCTTATGCCTCAGAGACGATGGGGGAGTTAGCTCCAAGGTTTAAAAATATAGTCCGAGCTGGAGCCGAACAGCTTGATGAGGACGACTTCGATTTGCTCAAAGGGATCGCCCTCTCACCTTTGGCCCAGGTTTACAACTATCACCTTGGGGTATGGCAACGAGTCCTCGTAGATGATACCGATCTGACTTGGGACACCAAATCCCCCCGGAACACTGTTAGCTACGAGTTCCAACTTATTGACGAACAAACTCAGTGGTAATATGAACTACGAACTACTCATGAAAGATTCCGACGGGGAGATCTGGTCACTGGATCTCCCGCTTGATGCTCCTGCGATGAATTACCAGATCAACAACCTGGCGGAGCTGAAAGACCGGAATGCCTCATACTCCCAGCGGATCAGCCTTCCCAGGACGACCCACAATGAACAAGCATTTCAATTCAGTTCTGTAATTGGCTCGGGTTCGTATGTGCCATACAGGAGGTTCCCTTGCCAACTATTCTATGAGGGAGCACTCATATCCCCAGCGGGAGCAGTATTGAACATTGTAGACGTGTCTGACGAGTCAATAGGAATTCAGATCGTTGGAGCGACCGCTGACTTGTTTGACACTCTTAACAACATCGACGCGAAAGACCCCGGAGATGGCATGTTCCTCCTCAAGTGGTACACGGACACAATGGGGCAGGCCGAGCGACACCTCTCCGGCCCCGAGGAATCTAAAGTCCTGTATTTTTGGCTATATGCAACTCTACAAAAGAACCCGAACATGCCCCCGGTCTCGATGGAGGCAATCGGGCAAGTCCGAGAGTTGGACAAGTTCTACCCCCACCTCAACTGGTACGATCTCGTAACGTGGATCTTCGATCGAGCAGGCTACGGTCTCGAGACTGACGTGGATCCAGTCGACCGAGCCGAAATGTTTTTGCCTTGCACTTACCCCGTTTTGGCAGACAACCCCAATGTCCCGAAAGCATCCGGAACTGGCTGGGTCAAGGATACTCCTCCAGGAGGTTTAGCTGGTGTGATATGGCAAGGCTCCCCTGGGGTAACTCTCAGTGACCCGGTCGCCGGACGTTTGATTATAGACACCGTACCTGGGGAGTTCAGCTGGATGACTATATGGGACACGACCGTCACGTTTAGTTTCTCATGGTCAAACACTTCTGCCATCTTAAGGGGTACGGTGGCAGTCCGGGTTACCCACTACAAGAACGACGGAACCAGTGCTATAGTGTTGTCCAGATCTTGGACGTCCGGATCTTCCGGCAGCGTTTCGGTCGACATCCCGATGGAGGCAGGGGAGCACATATTGGTGTATGGATCCCTCCTCGCAGGCAATTTCACCACCGATCAGTATGACATGAGATTTCCGGTCAGCATTACTGCTCCTATCCCGCCGGAAACTTCCCCGGGGGATAGGCCTTATCCCGGGCTAACCTATGACCTCCTGGCTTCGACCGGGTTTAAGAGTTTGGGGGACATGGTCAAAGCCTTCCTCCAGTTGTTCGGTCTGACTATAGACGTGAATCCCGCCACCAAAGTAGCAAGAGCATACTCGGTTCAGGAGATCTACAACAGACGAAACTCATCCGGGAAAAATTGGTCTGACAAGCTGATAAAAGGCAAGGACACCAAACTTACGTTCCAGTTGTCCAGCTATGCCCAGTCCAACGAGATAAAGCTGGAGGATAACAAGGACAACAGTGTTACTGACTCGTACAAGTTCAGCATCCAGGACGTCAATCTCCAGCCCACTAAACTCCTGTTCCAAATTGGGCTCTTGGCAGGACTCAACCAAGCCCTTTATGATGAGTACACGCAAAGGTTACACACACTTGCTAACTATCCTATATGGACTATCAATAGAGGCCGGATGGAGAATGGGGAAATGACCGAGACAACTTGGGAGTACAATGCTCTCAATAAGCCGATGGTCGTCCACATCAATAAGTACGACTATATGGAGCCCAAGGTGAGTGTAGGCTACGCCCTTACCCAAGTACGGCTATACACGGCACGTTTCAAAAGTTTGAATTACTACGTTCCCAAGTACTACGGCAAGCTCATCGACAATATACTCAAAAGACCGAAGATCCTACAGACCCAGATTCTTTTGGATTCGCTCGACATCCAAAGTCTGGATCTGTTCAATCCTATATGGCTGGAAGAGCACGGGTTCTGGTTCTACGTCTCAAAGATAAACAATTTCCAAGCCGGGAAGATAACCAAAGTGGACTTAATACGAATGTAATATGGCTGAGGAACAGAAAAGTACAATCTACAATGTCCGGGTAACAGCTGAGGATGCCCTCAAAACGTTAGCCGAATTGAAACTCCGGTCCCAGGAGCTGAGGGATCAGCAGAAGGCTCTGGGCGAAGTGACTGAGGAGAATGCTCAAGAGTACTACGCACTTGACAACCAGATCAAGGCAATCAACACCGAGGCGAATAAGTACCAGAAACAAATCCAGAACAACATTAAGCTCCAGAACCAACAGGAGGCCAGTCTGAACAAGCTGAGGACACAGTTGTCTTTGGACAATGCCGAGTTTGCAGAGCTGGGGAATTCAATGCAGGATGCGGCTCGTAAAGCCGAGCTCGGCAAGCGCATTGCAGAGACCACTGCGGAACTCAAAGCTCAGGAGGAGGCACTCGGAGACTACCGCCGATCTGTCGGTAACTATGAGAAGGCGACAGAGAACCTCAAGCAGGAGCTCAACGACTTGACAGCCGCCCTCATCCGAATGGCTCAGTCGGGAGACACAAGCTCCGAGGCGTTCAAGGAGATGATTAAGAGAGCTGGCGAACTCAAAGGGGCCGAGGATCTGGTCAACACAGCTATTACCAACGTTGGTAAAGGAACCGAGACCATACAGGCAGTCACCAGCGCAACGTCAGCATTGACCTCTGTATGGGGTCTCTGGACTACAGCCACTCAGGTACTGGGGGGCAAGAACGAGGAGCTCAATGCTACCATGACGAAGATGATAACCGTCATCACGGCTCTATCCTCCTTGTCTTCCCTCCAAGCAGCTCTCTCCAAGACCGAAGCCACTTATCGAGCTGCATCTAACTTGGTTCAGCTGGTTGGCATCAATCAGACTCTCGCCGAGACGAAAGCGATAGCTGCTAAGAACGCTGTCCAGGGAGCTGGCAACATCATCACCAAAGCAGCAGCTGCTGCTACCTGGCTTTGGAACGCGGCTTTGGCTGCCAATCCTGTTGTGTTAGTGGCAGCGGCAGTGGGCGGACTGGCGGCCGGAGTGGTTGCTCTTACGAGCGTATTTAACAGTAATACGGAAGCTCAGGAGAGAGCAACACGGGCAATGGAGGCATACAATCGAGCTGCCGAAGCCTCCACATACATACTGGATCAGATCGAGACCAAGCGGAACACTCTGTCAAAAGCCGAGGAGATCCGGGGCAAACGGGAAATAGAGAATCTCAAAGCCAACCATGCCACGTCGGAACAGATAGCCGAAGCTCAGCTCAAAACAGCCAACAAGCTCCGCGAGATTGAGATGAATGCAGCTCGTCAGAGACAGATGGCTGCAATGGATGAATTCGACTCCTTGAAGAGTGTAATTGCAGCCAAGGAAAAGGAACTCAACACATGGTCGAGAAACTTGGACAAATACAAGGAGGCCAAAAAGGAACTCGACGACTTGAAGGGCCGATACCAAGAACTGTTTCGGACAATTGAGAATGAGGGAGCCGCAGTTGCTAACTTGGCTCTCGAGACTGCAATAGCCAATAGGGAGACTCAGCAGTCCATCGCCGATAAGGCTCTGGAAATTGCTTTGAGGAACTCAGAAGCCATGCAGAAGATCCGGGAAGACGATCTCAGGTTCCAAACAACATTTCAGTCCACGAGCATCGCCATACGGATGGAGTATGAAAGGAAGCTCTACAAGGCAGCTCAGGACGGAGCCCGGGAGCGTCTCACTCTCCAGAAAGCTCACGGCAAAATCACTAACAATGAGTATCGGACGGCTCTGAATGCTATGGCTCGGTCTGATAAGCAGTTCTATGAGAACCAAGCCAAACAGCTCAATGACTACCTTGCTGGGGTGAGAGCCAACATATTGGCTGTAGCTTCCGGAGGCACAGTCGACATGCAGATTGCCCAGGTGACTCAGAAGTACCAGGACGCCATGAAGGAACTGGCCAACATTCAGCCTCCCCAGTTCGTGCGGGGTATGAGTGAGGAGGAATACCAGAAAGAGTATGCAGCCTATGAGCAGTTCCTGGTCAACCGGGCCGAGCTTGAGAAACAGATCCAGCAGAACCTCCAGGACGAAATCAAAAAGATCCGGGAGAACGCTACAAAACAGCAACTTGACCAATTCAACCAAGCTCTCGACGAACAGTATGCCGAGGGCCTCTCAAAGGCAGCAGACAATGAGAGGGAGAAGCTGGAGCTCGAGAATGAGATGCTCGAGAAACAAATCGAAGCCAGGGAAGCTGCCGGGGAGAAAACCTACGAGCAGGAGGCCCAGCTACGAGCCAACAATCTCCGTCTCCAACAAATGAACCTCGACAAGGAACTCACTCAAGCCGAGTTGAGACACAAATCCAAGTATGAGATCCGGAAGAGATACCTGGAGGCGGAGTTGGCAGCAGCTCAAGGGAACGAGGACGCCATTGCTCAGATCCAACTCGAGATGGCCGAGAATGAGGAGTCTCTGTGGGAGGAACGAATTGCAAAACTTCAGGAGTATGCCGAAATGGCATCCGGCCTTGCTAATGCTTTCAACGACTTGGCCAATGCTCTCGGGGAGCGCCGGGCCCAGGAGGTAGAAGAACAATACAGCCGGGAGGAGCAGGCATTGGCAAACATGTACGCTAATGGCCAAATCACGGAGGCCCAGTACAACGAGAAGAAAATCAAGATGGAGAAGCAGAAGGACAAAGAACTGGCCAAAATCAAACGGGAGCAAGCTGTCCGGGAGAGGGCAATGGGCTCCTTCGAGATTGGCATCAATACTGCCATCTCCATCATGTCATCCGCTAAAATGGGATTTCCCATGGCTATCCCATTCATCGCAGCCGCTGCGGCTTTGGGAGCAGTTCAGATGGCAGCCCTCTGGGCAGCTCCTCTGCCGAAAGCCGCAAGAGGTAAATACATCGAGGGGCCCAGTCATGCCGCTGGAGGAGTGCACATTGAAGCGGAAGGAGGCGAGACCATTATTAACAAGAAGTCGAGCCGCATGTTCCTACCTCTTCTGTCAGCCATAAACGAACTCGGTGGCGGAGTACCATTCGCTAAAGTTGGATCGGACGGGGGATATGCTATCCGGTCATTCGCTGAGGCGTCGGAACCTATGAATCGGCTTGACATGGAGAGCGCAATTCAAAAAGCATTTGGCCAGGTGAGAGTGGTTGCTACAATCGAAGACATCAGGAGGGAGGATGCTAACTACGTACAGATCCAGGATCGGGCTAATTTCTAATTAGACAAGCATAAATAGGGCTTAAATATCTATCAGGAATAATTATATTTGTACAGAAATAGTTTGACACATGATATTCATCAACTTAAAAGGCGCAATTGACTCCGAAGAGAATCGGGTCATGATGGAGCTTTGGGAGGGGCCCTCAGAAATTTGCTCTGTGGAGACCTTCCGCCGGGTACTCGATGAACACCCCGACGAACAGGAGGTGTGCATCAACATCGACTGTGACGGTGGCTCTGTTGAGGAGGGCTTCAAGATTTACGACTTTCTTCGCATGAGCGGAAAAACACTCTATACAAACATTGTAGGGGGATGCCACTCGATGGCAGTATGTATCCTGTTGGCAGCTCCAGCAGAGAACCGGTCGGCAAACAGGAATTGCAGGGCACTCATCCACAGAGTGTACATGCCGGTCGGGGATTGGCTCACTTCCGATGACGCTCGCAGCATTGCCGAGGAGTTGGCATTGGAGGAGGAAGCTATTCTTGACGTGTACGTCGAGAGGACAGGTCAGGACAGAGAACGGCTCCGCAATGTCATGCATGAGGAACGCATCCACGATGCCAAATCCCTCCTTAACTTGGGATTCATTTCCAAAATCAATTTATACAACACAAACCAAATTTTTAATGCTATGGCAAAAAACGAAAAAAGCGCTTATGAAAAGTTCATGAGCAAGGTCAAGGCATTCCGGAATGGCAAGAAAGGCTCTCCCGCCAACTTCGACTATCTGGATGCTGAGGGTCAGGTCGTTCTCCAGACCGCAGGTGAAGAGGACAATCTGGCCGAAGGTGTAGAGGCAACTCTCGCCAACGGCGAGACGTCGGGCACTGTCGTTCTGGAAGACGGCCGGGTGGTTACTGTCGAGGACAACATCGTCACCAGCATCGAGACGGGGGAGACCGAGTCTCTCGAGGATCGCGTTTCAGAGCTGGAGGCGATGCTCGACGAGGCAACGAACCTCATCGAGGAGCAGGAGAATGAACTCCGCAACCTCCGCGGTAGCAACTACCGCCCAAAGAACCGTCTTACGGTTCTGCCCGGGAGCAAGAAGGCCGACCCCTCGGCAGCCGACCTTAAGAACGAAGCTCGCGAAAAGCTCCAGAAGGTCAACGCTGCTAAAAAGATTCTCAAGTAGTCAAACTCAAAAACTTTAAGAACTATGGCAGCTAAAAATGGCGGATTCCTTGACATGGACAAGTTCACTTTCTGTGGACGGGTCATTCAGGCAATCTCGGAGATGATTATGGAGGACACCATTCAGGGGCCCGACATCAACTCCATTCACACAGTCTTCCCCGACATCGTCACTAACACTGAGGTGGGTTACATCGGCGAGGGCGGCATGGTCGGCGTGGTCAACACCGGGTGTAACCCGACTCCTCAGCCGTGGAACATCAACGCCCGCAAGCTGAAATGGGAGCCCGGCACCTGGGAGATCCTTCTGGCCCAGTGCTACACCGACCTTCAGCAGTCGGCAACTATTTACTCTCTCCGCACCGGCGTTGACATTCCGGACTTCACGGACACGGACTACATGAACATCGTCATCGAGGTTCTGGAACGTTCCATTATGGACTTCTGGTACCGCCTGTTCTGGTTCAACGACAAGGGCGCCAAGAACGTTGCAGACAGCGGCATCATTACGGATGGTGTCGACCTGAAATTTTTCACCATCATCAATGGTTTCTGGAAACAGATTACCGCCCAGGTTGCAGCCAATTCGTCCCAGCGCGGAGCCACCATTACGGAAAATGCCGGGGCATCTTATGCAGCTCAGAGTCTTACTCCGGCCAAGGCAAAGGAATACATCCAGTCGGTCGTGTTCAGTGCCCCGCTTCTGCTCCGTCAGCAGTCTGACAAGTTTATTCTCGTTACCCAGTCGGTCTACGATGCTTATCAGCAGTCCCTCATGGACGCTTGCTGTCTCGAGTCGGCTCGCTTGGCTCTGCTGAATGGCATGGAGGCTCTAAGCTTCAATGGCATTCCGGTCGTCGCAATGCCCATCTGGGACAAGATCATCGCTGCATCGGAAGACACTGGCACGAAGCTCAACAACCCCCATCGAATCCTCTTCACCTCGAAGAGCGTCCTCGGCGTAGGTGTTGATGCAATCGACAGCTTCGAGAATATGCGGATCTGGTACGAGTACAAGGATCGCATGGTCTACGTAGAACTCATGGGTCGGGCAGATGCCAAGCTCACCAACCCGGATATGTTCTCGGTAGGTATCTAACCCTCAAAAATCTAAGAAAATGGCAGGACTTGATTGTTCTAAAATAAAAACAGGATTCATCAACCAGGTGTGTGGTAAGCCGGCAATTGCCGGCACCACCGCCAGGGTGATCCTCCTCAGCTACTCGGACGTCGACAAATCGAAGTCTACTGTAGCTGACAACATTATTTCTTCGCTCATCCTCAAGGAAGGTGCCACTGGTTACGAAGTCGACTCGCTGCCCAACGCAACAGTTGGCTCGGACACCATCAATGCTGGCACGTATCTCAAGACCCACCAGCACAACGTGGTCGTCCGAATCTTCAAGAAGTCGGAAGCAGCCAAGAAGTTCGTAAACGGCCTGACCAATGCCCGCGTCATCGCTATCGTCGAGAACAACGATACCGGCGACGGCGGAGACACCAAGTATGAGGTGTATGGCTGGGACTCGGGTCTGGAGCTCACCGAAATCACTGTCACTACCGAAATGACCGATGGCGTCGCATACCAGGTAACTCTGGCCAACGGCACCATCGCTCAGGAAGGTTCGCTCCCGATGAGCCTCTTCGACACGGATGAGAAGACCACAGACCTCATGGTAAACGGGCTTCTGACTGGCTCAAAACCATAGACCGTAACGACTATGGCTGACATGCTCGAAAGACTGAGAGCTTACCAATCCAAGTATGGGCCCCTGAGAGGCGAAGCCTATAGGGCCCATACATTGGAATTGGAAAAGAACCCCGCTCTCCATCGAGAAGTAGACGAACTTTCTCGGTACTTTTTGAATAAGTCAGTTTCCCGATGCGGCTTCTGCCTGATCGAAGCCGACTTAGCACTAAGACGAATAACAGAACAGCAAATGAAAAATGTAGCACACCCCGATTACGAACTCCGAGCAGGCACTCTGCTCCATGACCCAGTCAACAGGGAGTTCAGCAAGATCCTCACCCCGAGGAACATCACAGAGGATCTCTGCCTGTATCACATCGCATTCAATAAGAATGCGCTCTCATACTTCACCCGAGTTCCCGAAGACCTGAAAGACCGACTGGAGAAATTCATGTCTCGTTATGGCAAGGAGATGCCGGACAAAGACGTGGAGATCAAGAAGCGTCAGGCTCAAGTCCTCAGCAAGCAGATCGATTCTGTCAAAGCCGAACTCGAAGAGCTGAACAAGAGACAGATCGAGCTGAACGCCAAGCTCGAGGAATACTCCAAAGCCATGGACGCAGTTCAGTCCATCCTCGACTCGGCAAGTGCCGAGGAGAAGCCCGAGGAGAAGCCCGAGGAGAAGCCCGAGGAGAAGCCCGAGGAGAAGCCCGAGGAGAAGCCCGAGGAGAAGCCCGAGGAGAAGCCCGCCGACATCGACACCGAGGTGAAGGAGTTCATCGACGCCGGGATGGATCTGGAAGCCATCAAAGAAGCCTATGCAGACTCGCAAATGTCTGCCGGGGAGATCGAAGAGGCTTACAACCGGATAGTCAATCCCGTTTCAGAGGCTCCCAAGAAGGGAGCCAAAAAAGGAGGGTCTAAATAGGACTGGTAATAGGATGGGGTCGCTTCCCATCCCTCCTACTATTAAAATTATGTCAGTATGAAAGTTGCACAGATCAAATCAGCTCCTCAGTTCGAATCCCGGGACTGGAGACAGTATGGCATTCAAACATACGGGGATACCAATGACTTCCCCCAGACAGTCAGCGAGATCGTTCAGGCTTCAAAGACAGGAAATGCCTGCTTGAGCATATACAATGATTTCGTATACGGTCATGGGTTCAAAGACCCCGGCATCTACAAATTGCGGGTCAACAAAGAAGGGGAAAAGCTCGACAAGATCCTCCGCATGGTCTGCAAGGACTTTACGTTATGGCATGGGTTCGCTATCCATGTTAACTACAATATGAACTTCCGCGTCAGCTCTATCCACCACATTCCATTTGAGTCACTCCGACTTGCTAAGGCAGACGATGATGGATTCATTGGCCGGACGGCATATCACCCCGACTGGGGTCGCCGAGATAAGACGAGATCCCGATGGTCGCCGTCTGACATCGAGTGGTTTCATTTCTTTAACCCAGATCCGGAGGTTATTCTGAACCAGGTAGAGGAAGCCGGTGGATGGGACAATTACAGGGGCCAGATCCTCTACTTTTCTGGAGACTCCGAAGGCGGCCCCTCTTATCCAGTCCCTATCTTCATCGCTGAGATGACCGACATGAGAACTGAGGAAGCACTCGCCAACGTAGCCGGCCGAAACGCATGCTCCAACTTCTTATCAGCTGGAATCTTGGTAGACATCAAGGATGAGACTCAAGACCAGTCCCAAGTCAATGAGACGCAGAAAGAGCTCAACAAATTTCAGGGAGACGAGAACACCTCTCAACTGTGGTACATTCAGTGTAAGTCCAAAGAAGAGGTGCCCCAGTTCATACGATTCTCCGGGGAGAATTACGACAAAGCATTCGAAGTAACGCAGAGAGTCATCCCGGAGAACATTGGCCAATCCTTCAAGCAACCCCCCATTCTCCGAGCTGTTGACGTGGGGGCTAACTTTGGGGCTGATCTCATGACCAATGCCTACAAGTATTACAACTCTGTTACAGTCCGGGAGCGTCAACAGCTGGAGGAGGCTTTCATATCAATCTTTGAGTACTGGTGGGCTCCTTTGGACAATCCTGACTTCACTATTCAGTCTCTCACCTACAATGCCGGCGAGTCCATAGCAGACCGAATCGGCAAGGACAACATGACTCAGGCCCTGGAGATTATCCGGGATCAGATGCTCTCCACTGTTCAGAAGAGAAACATGCTCAAGCTCATTTATGGGCTTTACGACGAGGAAATTGTAAAACTTATGCCCGATGATACTCAACTATAACGACATTCGGAATGTTCGGCCGATCGCCGAGAACATCAACGACCCGGCCAGACTGGAGCCATACATCCGGGAGGCCGAGACCCTCAGATTGGTGGATGCCATAGGAGCCAACCTCTACAGATGGCTCGACGAGACAGACTTTTCTGGCCCCGGGCCTTTCCAATACGGGGACGTAACCATTACAAAAGATCAATACACTGCCGCCATGGAAGGTGGATATTATGATGGTGGCAGAAGCGGAGGCCTCAAGATCGCCATTGCATACATTGCATATTCCCGATTCATAGTTAACAACCCAATCAGCCCCACTGCTTTCGGGGTAAGGTATAAAGATGGGGAATTCAGCACTCGAGTAGAGGACAACATCATCATCCGTAGCTCTAACGAAGCACGGAATATTGGGGAAGCCTATCTCGAGAAGGCTATAAATCACCTTAAAGCTCTACAGTTACTGACTCCATGTACTGAATACAAGGAGTCCCCGGCTCGTAAAATTATTATAGGACGTAATAAACTATAGAATGTGGGGGGAGGAAATAATGAAAGCGGGAAAATGGATATGCGGGGGTATTGTAGGGTTTTGGGGGCTTTTAGCTCCTGTCCAGGTACTCATCCTCTGTGTCTGTATTGCCATTATCGTCGACTTCATAACTGGAAATATTGCTGACTACAAGCGCCACAAACGAGCTCATCAAAAATATGTGTTCAAAAGTGAGAAAATGTGGGATACCTGTTGGAAGTTGGGGCTCAGCATTATCGGTATCGGCATGGCCTACATGCTTGACGTGTGTGTCCTCCCGAACTTGGAGGGTCTCAACCTTGCCAACTTCTTCGCTGCTTTTGTAGTCGGGACTGAGTTTTGGAGCTTTCTCGAAAATTCAGCTATAATCTCAAATCATCCCATATTCCGGGCTCTCCGGTCATACATGGAGAGATCGGTCAGCAAGAAAACTCAAATAGATTTCCATGAAGACAAGTAAGTATTTTAAGCCCGAGGAATTCGAGCGATGCAATCCGTCCTGCTCCATCGAAGATATGGAGCAGGACTTTCTCGATCTACTGGATGACCTCCGTGAAAAGGCAGGCATCCCAATAGTCCTCAATTGCGCTTATCGTTCAAAAGAACATGATAAGTCGAAAGGACGGTCTGGCAACAGTGCTCACACACAAGGTTTGGCAGTGGACATCCGGTGTGCCTCGGGCCCCAATCGGATGAAGATCCTCCGGGCAGCTATTGCATTGCGCATTCGTAGAATAGGCATCGATGGGAGTTTCATTCACATAGATGCTTCTAAAACCCTCCCGCAGGACACGATATGGACTTACTAAAGAAAATACTCTACCCAATAGTTCTCGTAGGTATAGGCTTCATGGTAGGACGTAAAACAGTCGGGGAAAAGACCGTTATAAAGTACGTCGATTTACCCCCAATTCAGGGGGAGGTCAAAGTCCCGGATTTGGTTCCAAAATGGGAGGGTTTTAGGGATCCGATCAAATTGATATATATCTATAAGGGCCGGGGGGAGAAGGTTCCCCAAACACCCCCAGAAATCACAAATGGAGGGGGTTTTCGGGAGGTGGACACTCTGGAGAGCGCAAAAAGTACAATCCTGGACTGGAACACGACCAGGAAATACGCCGGAACATTTTTCAAGGATCCTAAAATTGGTCAATTTGACTGGGAGGCTACAGTCCAATACAACACTCTCCAGCATCTCGCATACAAATATACGCCAGTACAAATCAAAGAAACGAGATCCCCGAGATGGTCACCATTTCTTAGAGCTTCGGCTAACTCATTCGGACAGATCGGAGCTGGGGGAGGCATATATTACAGAAATTTCGGAGTAGACCTATCCTATGTGCGGGACTTCGAGCTGACCCGATCAGGGTATGAGATCGGCTTTAGCTGGAAATTTTAGGGGATTACTCCAACCCGGGCTTAGAGGAGCCCGGGTTTTTTGTGTTCTCAAGCCAAGGAGATTGGCCCCAGTGGCAGCAAATGTGTTCCGATATTGGATAATAGTGTTCCGATATTGGATAAAACCGCTGTATTGTTCAAAATGAGAACAGATCCCCCCTAAAAAAGTTGGTGAAATCATTGTTTACATTGTTTACAATTTCAGCGAAAAATGCCCAAGCCATTGATAACCAATTGCTTAAGTCAAAAACGATTTGTAAACAATGTAAACAATTGTAAACAATCATTGTTTACAAATAATTGATTGAATGTCAATGAATTAGACCCTTGTAAACAATGTAAACAATAATATAGGCAAAAGACTTGAATGGAGATATTAAGAAAATAAATAGGACATATAGAACAATATAGAAAATGGAAAAACGCGAAATAGAGTTAATAGAAACATTGTTTACATTGTTTACAAATAGGTGATTTTAGGGCCTAATCAATTGAGTGCCAATCACTTAGGCTGTAAACAATAAAAATTCTATTGTTTACAAATCGTTTTACTATGGGGGGGAAACTGAGAAATTGGGGCCACACCAACAATCAGGATCAACAAATTCACCCCCGGTCGGTTCAAATGGGCATTCGGTCTCACCTTCGGCAACGGAGTCCGCACTTTCTGCTACGCCATGACCGAACTCAGGGCCACACCAACAATCAGGATCAACAAATTCACCTCCGGTCAGTTCAAATGGGTGGCCAATATTGGGTAAGATCCCCTAAAAAGTCGGGAAAACCACTGTATTGTTCAAAATTTCCCCATACCCCCTAAAAAAGTTGGTGAAATCATTGTTTACATTGTTTACATTTTCAGCGAAAAATGCCCAAGCCATTGATAACCAATTGCTTAAGTCAAAAACGATTTGTAAACAATGTAAACAATTGTAAACAATCATTGTTTACAAATAATTGATTGAATGTCAATGAATTAGACCCTTGTAAACAATGTAAACAATAATATAGGCAAAAGACTTGAATGGAGATATTAAGAAAATAAATAGGACATATAGAACAATATAGAAAATGGAAAAACGCGAAATAGAGTTAATAGAAACATTGTTTACATTGTTTACAAATAGGTGATTTTAGGGCCTAATCAATTGAGTGCCAATCGCTTATGTTGTAAACAATAAAAATTCTATTGTTTACAAATGGAAAAAACCGAGAAATTGGGGTCACGCCAACAATCGGGATCAACAAATTCACCTCAGTTCAAATGGGCGGCCAATGTAAAAGACAGGCTTGATCCCATTACGGACAAGCACGTACTTATTAATAGGCACAAGGCCTCGGGGGGATCTGAGATGGGGGTCTTCACCACCCGTTCGTAAATATGGCGGGGACTGGCTTGGATGCGGGGCATATGAAATCCCAGCTCCAGGAACATAAGCCGCTACGAGTTCGAACAGTTTTAATTCCAAAATGGGGCGGGTTTTAGGAACCCAATCAAGTTTATATACATCTATGAGGGCTATGGGGGGAAAGTTCCCTAAACACCCCTAAGAATTGCAAATAGAGGGGGTTCTTGGGGGGTGAACACGCTGGAGAGCGCAAAAAGTATTGGACTCAACCAAACAGCTAATTTTTCGATATAAAAAATTTTTCAATCAAAAAATTTTTTATATCGAAAAACTTTTCTTATATTTGTGGCGTAAACAAAAAGACTTTCAGAAATGTTAACCACTTACATGAACCATCAGCTAACCAGATTGGACGTAGCAACTACGGAGGACGGGTATCTGTTAACCATCAATCAGGTAATTGAGTTTAAAGAGCCAAAAACAGAAAAAGTAGAAGCATTCATTGAGCAAAATGGATTCAAGCCAATCATTATGGAAAAAATCGAATGGAGTACTCCGGCACAGCCGGCTGTCAGAGCAGACTACTTCTCCAGCCTCATTGGGCCAGAGGTGAACACCGACAAAGTAGCAGAGCTCATAGACAAAATGCAGAATCGGGCTAACAGTCTTGCCGATGAAACATTCAGTCATGTTTATCTTGTTCTGTTGGAGATGGCCAAGGTAGCAAAAGAAGCCACAGGAATGATACAACCACTGACCAAACGCGAAGCTCTTCTCATGTGTATGGCCTTCAAAACTGCCGAGGCATACGGTAAATACGAAATCAACAAATAATTATGGGAGAAAAATTCGACTATTTCTCTACACCTGCTTTGAGACCGAGGCATACAGCCATGAGGATGATCCGGACTACTTGAGGCGGCGCATACCGTTCTGGGGCCGGATTTCCTATATACCTAATCAGAAAGTTAAACACAAAAAAAAACTAATTTATGAATACAGAAACGATGTTTTCGTCTAAGACCGATTTATGGGCTACACCGCAGGATTTCTATGATAAACTCAATAGTGAATTTAATTTTACACTTGATCCTTGCGCCACCCCGCATAATGCTAAGTGTGTTAAATTCTACACCAAAGAGCAGGACGGGCTCCGACAAGATTGGGGCGGGAATACTGTTTTTTTGCAATCCGCCATACGGTCGGGATATATACGCATGGGTTCGTAAATGCTGCATGGAGGCACAAAAAATTAACACAATAGTTGTAATGCTGATCCCGGCGCGTACAGATACTCGATATTTTCACGAATTTATTTACCACAAAGCACGGGAAATTAGATTTATAAAAGGGAGGCTAAAATTCGGGGGTCAAAAAAATAGTGCCCCGTTCCCGTCAATGGCGGTTGTATTTTAGTCCATAAACTGTTTTAAAATTTAAGCACAAAGATAACTAACCATGAAAACACTTTATCTCTGGGTTTCAGACAAAGGCTGGACACCCTTTCAGTACAATGAACTTTCTGAATTAGCCGCCGAATTTAAGGCGCGCAATATCAAACTGGGCGACGGGTGCGAACTGGGCTGCAGGTGCGAACTGGGCGACGGGTGCAAACTGGGCTGCGGGTGCAAACTGGGCGACAGGTGCAAACTGGGCGACAGGTGCGAACTGGGCGGCGAGTGCGAACTGGGCTACGGGTGCGAACTGGGCAACGGGTGCAAACTGGGCTGCGGGTGCAAACTGGGCGACAGGTGCAAACTGGGCTACAGGTGCGAACTGGGCGACGGGTGCAAACTGGGCTACGGGTGCGAACTGGGCAACGGGTGCAAACTGGGCTACGGGTGCAAACTGGGCGACAGGTGCAAACTGGGCTACAGGTGCGAACTGGGCGACGGGTGCAAACTGGGCGACAGGTGCAAACTGGGCTACAGGTGCGAACTGGGCGACGGGTGCAAACTGGGCTACGGGTGCGAACTGGGCGACAGGTGCGAACTGGGCTACGGGTGCAAACTGGGCGACAGGTGCAAACTGGGCGACAGGTGCGAACTGGGCGGCGAGTGCGAACTGGGCGACGGGTGCAATGTTCCGAAATCGCTATTTATCAGCGCATCTCGTCATACAGTATCCTATTGGGGTGAGGATGTTATTCAAATAGGCTGCAAATGCTACACCATTTCCGAGTGGCAGAAGCATTTCCGAAAAATTGGCGAGGCCGAAGGCTATAGTCCCGAGCAGATGGAGGAATACAAAGGGTATATAGACCTGATCGCCACCATGCACAAGACGTGGAAGGTAAAGGACAAATAACAGCACGAGGTGTGTAGCTCAAAGGTAGAGCGGTGCAGGGATGCAAAATAGAAGTGGTCATGATGGGGCTTCTTAAAACAAATGGAAAAAAAAAGCTGATATGAAAAAGATTGAAAAATACGTAGTGTTCAAGTATGAAGATGAGGCCGGATTTCACTACATGGTAATGGACGAGCTTCCCGGGAAGGGGCCTATATCCCCGGAGGCCCTCTCGTTCGGGAAGAGGATCAACCCCAACTGTACTCCGGGAGCTATCACTCGTCAGCCGTTTTCGGGGGACGGCAAATCGGCTTGTGTGCTCGACGCCAAATTCGTCCCCGTGTCGGGTTGGTGGCCAGATAAGGGAGACGTTATGGATTGGCATGAAAGGGGTCGGGTTTACAGAGCCATCAAGGAATTGAAGAGGAAAGGAGAAGACCTCAAGCTCGAGAAAGCCATTGAGCCTATACGAGAAGTATACAGTCGCCTCAATCCAAGCAGAAGGAGTATGTTTATTGCTCAGGTGGTCTATCTTCTCACTAAGTAGGCATTTCCCAAAAAAAGCTTGAAAAAATTTGATTATGTGAAAAAAAATTGATTACCTTTGTGGAACAAACAAACAAAAAGATAAGACAATGACTATCAATCTCAGAGAACTAATCGAGCAAAGGGGTTTAAAAACTCGAGAAGTGGCAGAATTTCTGTACCCCGGTAACAAATACCCCCGAGCATCCCTCCAGCGGGTACTCGACGGAGAAGCCTTGTTAGACTCGGAGCAAGTCTCCCGTTTAGCAGCTTGGCTTGGAATATCAGTCGACAGCCTCTACAAAGGGGGGTGGAGCTCCGAGTTTAAAGGGGAGACATGTATTCTGACAAACGGAAACTACAGAGCAGAGTTATCGATCAGAACTGGAGAGACGAAGGTGTTTCATCTCGGGGCCCTGTTTCATGAAATTATTCTCCATGACCCAGCTATACCCCTCAGCCAGTACATTGAACTTCTGAACGCCATAATCAAAAATCATCAAGCCCATGAAAGTAGAAATTAAAATCGAGGCAAACCTCGAAGAGACTCAGGATCTCGAAATGGTACACAAAATCTGTCAGGCCATAGGATCAAATCCTGTAACAGTCAAGACGACTGGCGCCAAGAAACCAGCCCCTGCACAGGACGTTAAGAAGCCGGCTCCGGCTCCGGCCCCCAAGAAGATGGGGGAGCCTGAACCCATGCCGATGGATGCGAACTCCTCTTTGGGTTCCGACCCCGCTGTCTCCATTCAGGACATCCGGACTCTCCTTGCAAGTAAGGTGGACAACAACCGCGAAGCCATCCGGGCAAAACTCACTGAACTGGGAGCGAAAAATGTGACGGGATTGGATTCCCGAAACTACGGCTCGTTCTACGAATTCCTTAAAGACCTTGCGTAATGGAAGCCCTGAACCACTCATCTCGTAAGCACGCCCTGCTTTCGGCATCAAAGGCAGACCGGTGGATAAACTGCACCCCCAGTGCCAGACTGGAGGAAGAGGTTGAGGAAACCGGTAAGCCTTCCAAGTATGCCGAAGAGGGTACTCTGGCTCACGAGATGGCGGAATGTTACCTCCGAGCGAGATTCCGCATAACGCCTGCTGACGTTACGTCTGCTGAACTCCGGAAGTTGAGGAAGAGCGACCTCTACACTGAGGCCATGGATGAGCCCGTAATGGATTATTGCCAGTACGTAACGGAACAATATACGGAAGCTCTGCGGAAAACCAAAGACGCACTCGTTCTTCTGGAGGAGCGACTGGACTTCTCGGCTTGGGTCGAGCAGGGATTCGGCACTGGAGACGCTTGCATTATCGCTGACGGTGTCATGGAAATCGTTGACCTCAAGTTTGGCACTGGAGTGCCGGTTTTCGCTGAGAACAACTCCCAGTTGATGCTGTATGCTCTTGGGGCATTGTCCAAATTTGAGATGGTCTACGACATCAACATGGTAAAGTTGACCATCGTCCAGCCCCGGCAGGATCGAATCTCGTCATGGGAGATTACCCCCGAAGACCTCTACAAATGGGGTGAGGAGGTAGTGAAACCCAAAGCAGCTCTCGCTTACTCCGGGGAGGGGGAACTCCAAGTCGGGCACTGGTGCAGGTGGTGTAAAGTCAAAGCTCTGTGTCGCAAGATGGCAGACCACAATCTGGACTTGGCCAAACACGAGTTCAAAGAGCCCGAACTCCTGACCACTGAGGAGCTCGCTCAGATTTTCGAGCAAGCCCCCATGCTCCAAGAATGGGTAAATGCTGTATCTGAGCACCTGCTCTCCAAAGCCATCTCGGGCGAGAAGATCCCGGGATATAAGGTAGTCGAAGGAAGGTCAATACGGAAATGGACTGACGAGAGTGCAGTTCAGGAAGTTCTTACCGCATGCGACTACACCCCGGATCAGTTCCAAGTTGTCAAACTGGCCGGGATCCCGGCTATCGAGAAGCTCCTCAAAAATGACTTCGATTTACTGGTCGGGGATCTCGTCACCAAAGCTCCTGGCAAACCCACTCTCGCCCCTGAGTCTGACAAACGTCCGGCAATGGGCATAGAACAAGCAAAACTCGATTTTTCAAATAACTAAACTCTAACAATTATGAGTGCAACAACCAAAGTAGTAACCGGCAAAGTACGGTTCAGTTACGCCAACGTATGGGAACCCCGTGCAATGGAGGGTTCCGACCGAGCAAAATACTCGGTGTCCATCCTCATCCCGAAGACTGACTCGGCAACTCTGGCTCGGGTCAAGGAAGCCATCGACACGGCTCTCAAGGCGGGCATCGCCAAATTGGGCGGCAAGATTCCCCCCACGTGGAAAAACCCCCTCCGTGATGGGGACATCGAAAGGCCTGACAACAAGGAGTATGCAGGGTGTATGTTCGTCAATGCCAACTCGGACAACCGTCCTGGCATCGTGGACATCAACCTCAACCCAATCATCGAAAGAGAGGACTTCTACTCCGGATGCTATGGCCGGGCGTCGATCAACTTCTATGTCTTCAACACGAATGGCAATAAAGGCGTTGCTTGCGGGTTGAACAACCTCCAGAAGTTGGCCGACGGAGAACGCCTCTCGGGGGGATCTTCGGCAGAGGAGGACTTCGGTCAGAACCCGTTGGACGACGACGACCTTATGTAGGTTGGTATGCTGGGTCTTATTTGGGATTAGGGGTTCGAATCCCCGCCCAGCAACAAATTTAAAAATAATCAACATGCCTAAGCGCTTATATTTCGATACAGAAACATATAGCCCGGAGGACATTAAATCCACGGGAGCCTATAAATACATAGAATCGGGGGGCTTTCAACTCCTTATAGTGTCTTTCGCCTTTGACACCTCTCCCGTTCAGGTGATTGATCTGGCCAAAGGAGAGGAGCTCCCCGATTACTTCATCTCCGCTTTAACTGACCCCGGGGTTGAGAAATGGGCGCACAACGCCGTATTTGAGAGACTCGTATTTAATCGCATAGGACTGCCTATCCCGATTGACCAATTGTATTGCTCAATGACCAAAGCAGCCTATTGCTCACTGCCTTTGTCTCTGGGCGAACTCTCCAAGGCGTTAACCCTCGGGGAGCACGGGAAAAAGTCGACTGGTAAAGCTTTAATCCGGTTTTTCTGCTCCCCGTGCAAGCCAACTAAGGCCAACGGGATGAGGACAAGGAACATGCCGGACGACGACCCAGACAAGTGGAACGAGTTCAAGACATATGCCGAATATGACGTGATTGCCGAACGGGAGATCGTGGAACAGCTGGGCCAATTCCCGTTTCCAGAGTCCGAACGTCGGAACTACCTCGTAGACCAGAGCATCAATGACCGGGGCATTCTAATAGACCTCGACATGGCCAGAAATGCCATCTCTTTTGACGAGGTGTACACGGAGGAGATGACCGACCGGATGAAGGAGCTAACCGGACTGGACAACCCTAACAGTTTAGCTCAGCTCAAGACGTGGCTCAAAACTAACTTCGGGCTCGAGTTTCCAGCACTTGGCAAACCTGAGATCCTGGAATATTTGAAAAATACCCCCGATGCTCCCGACTTGGTCAAGGAGGTTCTCGCTGGTCGGCTTGCACTGTCCAAGACTTCAACCAGGAAGTACATTGCAATGCTCAACTGCGCTGCCAAAGACCGGAGAGCCCGCGGATTATTCCAGTTTTACGGAGCCAACAGAACAGGACGTTGGTCTGGCCGAATGATTCAGCTCCAGAACCTCCCTCAGAACCACATGGAGGACTTGGGCCTTGCCAGAAGCATGGTAGAGAAAGGGGACTATGACCTTATCGAAATGTGTTACGGCAATATCCCGAATGTTTTGTCCGAGCTCATCCGAACAGCCTTCATAGCCCCGGAGGGGAAAACGTTTGCAGTAGCCGACTTTAGTGCTATTGAGGCCCGAGTCCTGTCTTGGGTAGCCCAAGAGAAATGGCGACTTGACGTCTTCAATACTCATGGCAAGATATACGAGGCATCAGCATCACTGATGTTCGGAGTCCCGGTTGAGCAGGTTACGAAAGGATCTGACCTCAGACAGCGCGGTAAGGTGGCAGAATTGGCCCTCGGATATGAGGGATCGGTCAACGCAATGGAGGCGATGGACAGAGACAAGAAGCTATCCAAAAAGGAAATGTACTCCATCGTATCTCTTTGGCGGAGAGCCAATCCTAAAATTGTTGAGTTTTGGGCTGAGGTGAACGAAAAGGCCATTGAGTGCGTCCAGACCAGAAAGACCAAGAGAGCGAGTTGCCTTGTCTTTGAACATGACGGAACCAATTTGACAATAGCTCTCCCCGCGGGGAGAAAATTATACTACCGAAATCCCCGTGTAAGACCCAACAGGTTCGGGCAGACTGGCATTGTCTACGATGGCATGATTCAGTCAGTAGGATGGACTGAGGTGGAGACATACGGGGGCAAACTGACGGAGAACATAGTCCAGGCAATCTCCCGGGATATTCTCGCCGAAGCAATGTACAGACTAAGCATTACGAAAGACTTCGAAATAGTAATGCACGTCCATGATGAAGTCATTGCAGAGGTAGACGAAGATCGAGCCGGGGATTGTCTGGAAACTATGTGTAAAGTTATGGGGGAGGCCCCCTCTTGGCTGAACTGCTTGCCGATGGGATTACCTCTCAAAGCAGACGGATATGTTACTAAATTTTATAAAAAAGACTAATGGTACACGACGGGGAACTCGATATTGCAGTCGGACTGAGTGCAAGATCAAAAGTATGGAGCAACAAAAAACTGAAATGGTCTGAATTGGTCGGTCGACTCAGGGAGGAGCGTAAGACCACAGAGACATTCAAGGAGTTTGTTTCGGCAAGCAAGGAGGATCAGCTTAAAATAAAGGACGTGGGCGGATACGTCGGGGGCTACCTGAGAGGGGGCAAAAGAAGTCCGGCCAATGTGGTACACAGACAGCTGGTGACCCTCGACTTGGATTTTGCCCACAAAGACCTATGGGATGACTTCACTCTCCTGTTTGACAATGCAGCTGTTCTGCATGGGACTCACAAACACACAGACGCGGCTCCCCGGTACCGACTAATAATGCCACTGAGCAGAGAAGTCACGGCTGATGAGTATGTGGCCATAAGCCGAAAAATTGCCGGGATAATCGGCATAGACCTTTTCGACAATTCAACTTTCGAGACCAACCGACTCATGTTCTGGCCTTCTACGCCGAAGGACATGGACTACTATTTTGAGGCCCAAGACGGCCCATGGATTGATGCTGACGAGGTTCTCAACTCCTATGCCGACTGGAAAGACTCGTCGCTTTGGCCCACGGCTTCGTCCCGTTTCGAAGCTGTAGACAGAGCCGTTAAGAAGCAGGAGGATCCAATAGCAAAGAAGGGACTCGTAGGAGCATTTTGCCGGACTTACTCCATCCCCGAAGCAATAGAGACTTTTCTCTCTGACACCTATGTCCCATCAGCATTGGAGGGCCGATACACTTACACAAAAGGAAGTGCTTCGGCTGGTCTTATCGTGTATGAGGACAAGTTCGCTTATTCCCATCATGGAACTGATCCGTGTGGGGGCAAACTTTGCAATGCGTTCGACTTGGTACGCATACACAAATTCGGCCACCTTGACGACAAGGCCAAGGCCCCCTCGTCGAAGTTGCCAAGCGTGTCGGCAATGGAGGAGTTCGTACGCAATGACCCAGCCGCCAAGACGACTATTGCCAACGACCGCATCAACAGTGCCAAGTACGAGTTTGCCGATCCGGAGCACGATCGGACTCAGGAGGAAGCCGTCGAGGAGGGGGTCGACCCGGAGGCCGAGAGCGTCGAGTGGATGAAGGAGCTGGAGGTCGACTCCCGGGGAACATACCTGTCGTCGGATGTCAACCTCAATCTCATATTTGCAAACGACCCCCGGTTCAAAAGACTGTTCAGACAGAACGACTTTGACAGTAAGAGATATGTTTTCGGAAATCTCCCGTGGCGTCGGGTTGTTAAGCCGGAGCCGGTCAAGAACGTAGACTATTCCGGGGTCAGGAACTATTTAGGTTGCGTATATGGCATAACGTCCTCTCTAAAGATCGACGATGCCATGGCTCTGGAATTTGAGCGCAACCGCTTCCACCCAATTCTGGACTACCTAAATGGTCTCAAATGGGATGGAGTCCAACGGGTAGACGAACTCCTTATTAACTACATGGGGGCTGACGACAATGTATACTCCCGCGAAGCCATCCGCAAGATGCTGGTTGGAGCAGTTGCCCGAGTTATGAACCCGGGGGTCAAATTCGACCTCGTGCTAATGCTCGTAGGGCCCCAAGGATCCGGCAAAAGTACGTTCATCAAAAAATTGGGGAAATCCTGGTTTAGCGACACATTCCTGACAGTCCAGGGGAGAGAGGCTCTCGAGCAGATCCAGGGGGCATGGCTTATTGAAATAGCCGAGCTCTCCGGTCTCCGCAAAGCGGAGATAGAGTCAGTGAAGCATTTCATATCCAAGGCCGAAGACTCATTTAGACCAGCCTATGCCAGAACTTCCGAGGTATACCCCCGGCAATGTGTCTTCTTCGGCACCACAAACGACAGTGAATTCCTGAGGGATCCCACTGGCAACCGGCGTTTCATGCCTGTAGACGTGGTGCCCAACAAGGCCAAAAAAGACGTATTCACGGAACTGGACGACGAGATAGACCAGATATGGGCTGAGGCAGTTGTCCTGTACAAATCCAAGGAGAAGCTCTATTTGAGCCATGAAGCCGAAAAGATAGCCAAACACGAGCAAAGCTCGCACAGCGAGTCAGACGAACGGAAAGGCATTATTGAGGCGTACTTGGACAGGCAACTCCCCGACAACTGGGATTCGATGGACATTTACCAGAGGCGAGACTTCCTGGCCGATGAACTAAACCCCAAAGGCACCGCCCCCCGAGACTACGTGTGTGTTGCTGAGATATGGTGTGAATGTCTCGGACGGAACAGAGAGGATCTGGACAGGTATAAGACCAGAGAAATAAATGACTTGTTAAAGAGCATGCCAGAATGGGAGCCGTGCAAGTCTACTAAAAGATTCCCCACATATGGAACGCAAAAGTATTATGCGCGAAAGCTCGATTGAGAAACGACTCGTCACTGAGGTGGAGAGAGTTGGCGGCTGGTGTTTGAAACTCCCCGCAATTCACAATGCCGGCCTCCCCGACCGACTCTGTCTGTTCCCCGGTGGCGAAGTCGTTTTTGTTGAGCTGAAAGCATTCGGCAAAAAGCCCAGAAAAATCCAAATATTAATGCACCAGAAACTGAAAGCACTGGGCTTTCGAGTCGAGGTGATAGACACGACCATGGGTTGTAAAATGTTAGCATTGGAATATGACCGAAAATGATCTCCATCAATACCAGCTACAAGCTGTTGACCACATAATAAGCCACACGCACTGTGCTCTGTTCCTGGATATGGGATTGGGCAAAACAGTGTCTACTCTGACTGCCATTAACGAGCTCATGTTTAAAGAGGTCGAGATCAGGCGAGTATTAGTCATAGCTCCCAAAAGAGTAGCCGAATCAGTCTGGACTCAGGAGGTTGAGAAGTGGGGTCACTTGAAGCACATTAAAGTTTCCCGCATCATTGGGACAGAACGTCAACGTCGGGAGGCTCTTGCCAGGAAGGCAGACGTATACACCCTCGGGAGGGACAACGTGGCTTGGCTATGTGGGCTCTATGGGGGATCCCGCCTGCCATTCGACATGGTGGTCATCGACGAGCTCAGCAGCTTCAAGAACCCGAAGTCTATCCGGTTTAAAGCTCTCAAGCACGTTCAGGCCTCACTCTCCAGGGTAGTAGGTTTGACTGGTACCCCCGCGCCTAACGGTCTCATAGACCTATGGTCTCAAATGTACCTCTTAGACCGAGGAGAGCGCTTGGGCAAGTACATATCCGACTACCGGGACAACTATTTTAAGCCCGGCCGACGGAACGGACACATCGTGTATTCATACGACATATCCAAAGAGAATCAGGAGCGGATATATTCTAAGATCGGGGACATCTGCATGAGCATGAAAGCTAAGGACTACCTCGACCTCCCCGAGCGCATCGACAACATAGTCGAGATCCCGATGCCCCCGGAAATCCAAAAAGCTTATGACTCTTTCGAGGAGGAACAAGTTCTCAGCATGATCGATCAGCTCGGGGACTCAGTGGAGATCCCGGCCGTCAATGCAGCAGCTTTGTCCGCTAAGCTCCTCCAGTTTGCCAATGGAGCAGTGTACGATGAACAGAGAGTGGCTCATGAGGTGCACACGTTGAAGATTGAGGCCACGAAGGAACTCATTGAGGACGCCGGGGGACAGTCAGTCCTCATAGGTTGGGCCTTCCAGCATGACAGAGACCGGCTCATGAAGGCTCTGGCCAAGTATAAGCCCCGAGAACTCAAAACTGAGAAGGACATCATCGACTGGAATGCTGGCAGAATCCAGGTTCTTTTGATGCACCCGGCTTCGGGGGGTCACGGGCTCAACCTCCAAGCCGGAGGACACCGCATCATCTGGTTTGGGCAGACCTATTCTCTCGAGCTGGAGCAACAGTTCAATGCTCGGCTTGACCGACAAGGGCAGAAAGAGGCCGTGATAGTCAATAAACTGGTATGCTCGAAGACAGTGGATCAGGACGTCATAAGAGCCCAGAAAGCGAAGACCCGGGGACAGGATGCTCTCATGGAAGCTGTAAAAGCGAGGGTGAAAAAATATCTGAAAAAATCTCGCAAAACATTGTAGTATTTGCAAAATAATTCTTATATTTGTGATACAAACAAAACGATAACACTATGAACTACGAAAACAAACACCGAATCGAAAGTCTGGCAAAAGCTGCTTGTCCCAACAACAAAAAGGTCTCGGTCATATTCCGAAGCAAAGAGGACAAGTTATCCGACCGCCCTAACGCTTTCATAGTAACTGTCGGAAAGAAGGGCTACACCTCAGTTAGACAGTCGAACTACTGGGCAGTAGACACAGTCAATTCCTGCAAAGATTACTCCGACCAGGAGCTCGCCCAGATCCTGAACACGATAACCAAAGACCCCGGGGCCCTCCGATTCTTTGGCTATCAAGATACTAAATTCGTAAATTACAAAGGCGAGGAAGTAGAGGATTAGCCTCTACTTTCCTTCCGTTTTACAGTCGAATTGAAATAATTTCAATTTTCCACCCGAAAAATTTTTTTAATATTTTTTTCTTGCATTTGCGCTTAACAACTATGGAAAAGTTTATCGAAAAGTACAAGCGCTGCGGCACGAAGGTTCTCCAGAAGCTGGCAAGCCTCAAGACGGGCGACGAGCTCGACGTCATCAACTCTATACTCGCATCAAGGGGGGCACTCCAGGAGCATCCGGCAGAGGAGGGCGCTGTCTACAACGCCACCGAAACAGAAGAGAATGACATCAAGGGGAAGCCGAAAAAGGCTCGCAAGACCAAGACCCCGAAGGAGCCCAAGGAACCTCGCCCGTTGAAAAAGGAGATCTCGGACGAGGAGGCAAAGGCTAACCTCGAGAATGCCAAAGTCAACACCGGTCGATACTGCAAGTTCATATGCACGAAGACCAAGGAACAGACCGAAGGCATCATCGTTGGAGTTCGTCTCGACCACCGCAACAACTTCGTCCAGTACCGCATCAGGGCCAACGACGGGCACGTCTGGGGGAAGGCCATCGACTCGAAGGAGCTGGAGATCGGCGAGATGGCACCAGAGACCGAGAGGCCGAAGCGAGGCCGGAAGAGGGCAGCTCCCGAAGCAGAACAAAATGAGCCGGGGAACGCACCGGCTGAGGAGTAAGTCAGAACTCCCCGCCCATTGGAGCCGTCACTCCATTGGGCACCCCGGAGTGGTCTGGGAGGGTTCGAGTCCCTCCCCGGGGTCTAACCTTATAAAACAACAAAATTATGAAAAAGTTCATCAAATTCCTGGAAGACAACAACGCATGGGAAAACTTCGAAAGAGCATTTAAGGACTACCACAGAGACGTAAAAGAGTACAAAGAGGCATGTAAAACAGTAAAGAACGCAGAATTAAGCGGCGCGTTCAAATGGGGGGCTACAAGAGAAGGGACTGAGTACTGGTGCCGATTAAATAGTAAATGGGTGGATGAAAACAAATCACTTAAAGAAAAACTATTGAGCGATGACTAACAATCAAATCTGTTTCGCATTAAATACTGATATGGGCAGAATATTTAAAGACTGCTCCGAAATGATCCAAGAGATGGATCGGGAGCTCAAGGTTTCCGGCGCCACGGTACCGGTCAGCCATTACCAAAACCAAGAACTCAGCGGGGACGACCGGATCACCAAGGAACTCATCGGAGTGAGCTTTGTCATCTCAAAGCCGTATCTTGGCAAACGCAAGATGCTCGACTTCATGTTCAAGGATGAGGCTGAGCTCGCCGAAAAGTACTGCCGAGCAGAGCTCTCCGACCGGCTTGACCGAGACGGAATCAACCCCGGTAAAAGCTGGGAAGTCCGCCGGGACTTGTGGCAGAAGCTGGTGAGCAAGACTCGGCAGGAGGGTCGCTTCGACTACACCTATTCGGAGCGTCTGCACATCTCCCACAAGGGCCCCGAGATCCACCAGTTGGATAATGTCATAAGGACTCTCCGGGACGACCCGCACTCCAGACGAGCGATGGTCATGATCTTCGAGCCGGAGGACACTCGGGCAACAGCCGGGGCTCTTACCCGAGTACCTTGCTCCATCAGCTACCAGTTCCTCATCCGGAACAATCGACTCCACGTGATATATTATGTCCGGAGCAATGACTTTTTCAAGCACTTCGCGATTGACATCTGGTTGACAGAGGCTATGATGGACTACGTGTTCAACATCATCGCAGTCACCTACCCCTCTCTCAAGAAGGGCCCTCTGCACTACTTCGCTGGGTCTCTTCATGCATACAACGATGACCTAAATGGACAATATACTAAGTTATGACTATAGACGAAGCAAGAGCTAAAGCTCATCAGCAGTATGACGACTGCATGTTCTGCCCGGGATGCTCGAAGCTCCTGACTGGGCTCCACATGGGGAGCCGGTGCTACACCAACTGGATCGAGAAAAAGGCACAACAGATACTCAAAAATTCGAAGAGTGGCGGACATAAAAGTTAAAGGGGTAATCTTGCCCCCTTTGGCAGCTATACATTTCTGATCGCAGTATATGAGATCCGGAAGGCCGTAAAAAGACATGTAGTTGTCATAGCAATAGGGATCCTCGGCATTTGTTTAATGGATTACAAAAGATATGTGCGGAATAAGTATAACAAGAAGGGCTAACGCCATTGACAAGATACAGCATAGGGGCATCGAATCCACCCAGATTGCCAAAGGGGGGTGGTTCCTCGGTCATGTCCGTTTGCCCATTCAGACTGAACAAGGCGATGGCCTGGCTCAGCCTATAGAGTTAGCCGATGACAACGGGTGGCTTCTTTACGTGGGGGAGATCTACAGTTATCCTACGCGGTATTCCAGCGACGTCGAGTACCTTCGGGACTTGTTTGGGGCCAACTGCTTGGAGGACATTCTCCTCGAAGCCAATCGCTGGGATGGCATGTGGGCGATATGCTGGTATCGTAAGGGTCAAATAATTGCCTTCACTGACCCCCTCGGTAAGAAACAGCTATACTACAACCAGTTCGGTGAGATCTGCTCGGAGATAACCCCGCTGGTGTCGAACTTCAAGGACTTCGACCGGTATTACCAGTCGGAAGTGTTCAAATGGGGTTATAACTGGGACGACCGGACTCCGTGGAATACCGTTAAGCGCATCATGCCGAACACGGTCTACTCCTTCGACAACATGACGGTGAAGCCCGCGATCATACGCAATAATTACTTCAATTGGGGGCTCGGAGAACGGAGCCATTTTGGCAAATCCATGTATGCCGGGGCCCTCCGGAGGTTGGTCGAGAGATCCGTAAAGCGCCGGGCAATGTATTCTAAAGTCCCCATCGGGGCTTTGGTTTCAGGAGGACTGGATTCATCCATAATTGCCTCTATTCTCCATCGAATGGGCCTGAGGGTTAATCTCTATACAGCGGGGGATAATGAATCGAAATTTGGCATGCTATTGTCCGAATTTTTAGGGGTTCCCATTACCTCTCTTGGCCCCATCTCTGATGATGACTGTCTGGAGAGGTGCCTCCGCCATAATGAGACCCCCATCGATTTGGGCTCCATGACCCCCCAGTTCAGGTTGATGGAGAAGGTCAGGGAGAAGGTTATTCTGACCGGGGATGGAGCTGACGAACTATTCCGAGTAGATGACTACGACTCCCAGCTCTCAGATGTGTTCCAGGAGCTCCCGTTCTACCGCATGCCTCAGCTTGACCGGGCCTCCATGCGGAGCACAGTTGAACTCCGGTCACCATTCCTGGGGCATGACGTTGTCAGATTCGCTCTCCGCTTGCCCCGGGAGTACAGAACTCACAAGCGCATTCTCAAAGAAGCCTTTAGCGGCGATCTGCCTCAGGAGATCATCGATCGGCCCAAAGAGTGCCAAAGTATTCGGCAGGATCCGACGGCGTACCGCAAGAAGTGTCACGAAACATTCTACAGATTATGGCAATAGCTATTGGATATTACCGGGTATGGCTTAGAGAAGACGACTCCAACACGGAGGCTCAGTGGTTCAAAATGACGCTCCGTAATGGATCCGTCAGGCCTTCCATCCGTTCTATAAGTCGGGAAGAGGCTTTGTGGTGGATCAAGCACCGAAAAATGAAAGACGTCACCCCCGGCAATCCCGCTGGCAAGGTATTCGAATCGGATGGCCAACCGTTCAGGAAGGCATTTCGGGAGCTGCCTCTCCACACACGATACAATTTTATAGAAGGAGCGGCTCTCTCGTCAGGGTCAATACACCGAGCTCGACTCGAAAAATACTTTAAAAAATGAAAATCGTCAAGACCCCAACCAGAGAAACGGGTCTGTCCGATAGGCTGGACTTCTGCATCCCGGAAGACTTCGAAACCAAACGGGGCCCCCCTAAAAAAGTCAGGAAAACCATTATTCTGTTTAGGCCAAAAAAAGTTGGTGAAATCAGTGTTTACATTTTCAGCGGAAAATGCCCAAGCCATTGATAGCCAATTACTTAAGTCAAAAACAATTGTAAACAATCATTGTTTACAAATAATTGAATGCCAATGAATTAGGCCATTGTAAACAATAATATAGGCAAAAGACTTGAATAGGGATATTAAGGTATAAATGGCCCTTATAGAAAATGGGAAAACCATTGTTTTATCCTATATTGGTCAAAACACCCTAAAAAAGTTGGTGAAATCATTGTTTACATTGTTTACATTTTGTTTACATTTTCAGCGGAAAATGCCCAAACCATTGATAACCAATCGCTTAAGCCAAAAACAATTGTAAACAATTGTAAACAATTGTAAACAATCATTGTTTACAAATAATTGATTGAATGCCAATGAATTAGACCCTTGTAAACAATGTAAACAATAATATAGGCAAAAGACTTGA